GAATGTGAGTGATAGTTTAGAGGGCTTTGTAGCCGCTATTACTGACGAGTCAACAGGGCTGGCAGATAAGCTGTCGTCCGTAGTTCTTATGTACAGAACGAAAGATGGTGACGTGACGTTTGAGTGCACCACCAACGCCACCGCCGAGAGTGTCGGCATGATGGCGGCGGCAGTTCACATGGCATGTTTATATGAATTGGCGCCCTACGAGGATGGAGACGAGACCGTTCATTAACGATACCGAAGAAGGTGCTCCATCTTTTTGAGTTCGCGATACGGTAACTTGCCTGCATCGGCTCGCTCAACAAATGGCCCCTCCTTGCTACCTTTTTTTACACGCCTGCATTTCTGCCAAAACTCCAGCTTGCCGCACCAGCCCATAAGCGTAGTCTCGCCGTCGGTTACATTGCAAAAAACATATATCTGGCAGGCGTAACGTTCTTGCTCTGCCGTGACATGTGCGTCGTGGTTCCAGTCCGCAGGGACATTACGCTCTTTTGTCTTTACGTCGACCCCTGCGTACCGCCCAGACAGACTCAAAGAAAAATCTACCGGCCCCTTGTCACACGCATGCCAGCTAAACTCAACATCATTAACTATAAGCCACTTGGCAAATGCTATCTCACCGAGCTTTCCAGCATGCTGTCCAGATCCGCCATCCAAGATAGTCATGTGATTAAAGGCTTGGCCAGTTCCAAGCCGCTCAGTTCCTGACATCAATCCAACTTATCGGCTAGCTCAAACAGTATAGCTGTCAGGGTGATTGCAGTAATCACCGAAAGCGCGAGCCAGTGCTCGCCAAGATCCCTAATCTTTCTTCTCATGTGTCGCCCCCGCCGCCAGTATCCCGCTGGCGCCCACCTTCCTCATAATCAACGAAACATCAGCCTGTTGCTCAAGCATCATCTTTTGAATATCAGAAACCGTGGCCTCAATATCCTCCAGCCTTACTGCCATTTCGTCGATAAACCCGTCAATCGACACCACCAGATCGCGGTAGGCATCCCCCTCCAACACAATCTTTATGCTACTCACGGCGTCCTTCCTCTGCGGGTGGAACGTAGAAGCCAACCTCGGCGGCTATGCGGCACAACGTCTCAATAAGTTCAGAGTAGTCAGTCTTGCTAGCATCTGAGCTTCGCTTTGCTGGGCGCCTGCGCAGGCCAAACTTGGTGGCGTGCTCTGTAGATCCATAGCACTGGCACAGCATTTCCTCGTGCATTTCATCTGGCGTCATGCCGCAAAAGCGAGCAAACTCAGCACACCACTTCCGGTAGTAGTTCTCTTGTGGCCGAGTGCGAGCCGACTTCAGCGGCTTGATCTCAATGACTACACCCTCAGCGGACACCTTGTTTACATCCACCAGCTCCTTCAGCTTCTCTGGAAACGCAGAGGATAAATACTGAAACGTGTTGAGTAGCTGAATTGATTTAGTGCGTGGTATCGGTATCAGCATCACTGCTCTCCTTGTCTTGATATGGTCGGTAGTAATGAAGCGGGCAATTCACTGAGGTGCAGTTGCGCACACATTCGCGAAACCCCGGTTCTATGTGATCCTTGGTACAGCCCATGCAGTGAGCGCACATTGCTTTGATCGCCCTCTGCCGTGTTCGTTTCTGCTCCAGTTGGAGTAGTGGATTGTAGGTAATCATGGTTCATATCCCTTAACGGTAATGATGCCTTGGTCTACGCGGCGCAGTAGCGTCCGCGCAATCAAGTATAAAAACTGCTCACTCAGGTCTATCTTCTTGTCAAAACTAGACCCGTCATAGTCCACGTCAAATGCGTGGTGACATTTAAAACACAGGTCAGCCACCATCAAGTCGTGAGCCTTAATGCCCTTACCTTTTCCAAGCAAGTGACCGCGCAAGCCGGTGTAGTGGGCCGCGACCACCGTGCCATCAGCGGCACCGCAGTTCACACAACCTTGGCCCTTTGCGCCGGCCAACATGGGCTTGCTTCTAATCATCAGAACGGCCAGTCATCTTCTGGCTGAGAGATGGGTTCAGGCACGCTTACTACTTCTGAGGAGTAAGTCTGAGGCGGCGCAGAAACCTTCGACTCATCAAACTCAGCTTCGGCTGATATGTAGAAATACTCTGAGCCATCTTGCTTGCTCTTCCGATTCCATGCCGCCAGCTTTAGCTTCGGCTCAACGCCAGCCTTGCCCATCGCGATAATGTTTTTGATCTGTGCAGAAGAGATCTTCACATTACCTGTCCAGTCAGGCTGGTTGTTGGCCTTCTTGTACTGGTTGGTGTACAAGCCGCCCTCAGTCTTTGGGTACTTATCATTACTCATGCCGCTTCCTCCTGTAGTTTGGCTTTGAGTGCACTAAGGTGATCTTTCAACTTAGCGTATTGCTCAGGGAATTGAGTATCCAACTGGTCGATCAGCGCCTTGTTGGTATGGTAGAAGTCCTTTAGTTGCTCAAGGGACTCCGAGGCAAAGTTGTCTACCGTGTCGATCAGAAAGGTGACAGCGTTTGCGGCTTCCTCGGCATCGCCAATCGTGTTGGGCGCCGTCTCTGATTTTGTCTCTGACTTGTTCTGAGCAGGCGGCTCGGTCTTCTTCTCCGCCGGCTTCTTGGGCGCTGGCTTATTAGGCTCTGGCTTTTTCTCAGGCTCGTCAGGGCCGCTTGGCAGATCTTCGCCAGCGTAGATGTAGTGGCCCAGCCCAAACATGCTGATGCACTTGGTCAGGCATCGCATCCTTGTGTCGGATATCTTACGCAGGTCAGGGTTCTTCATCGCATTGTTCTTGTAGTCCATCACTGGCAACCACATGATGCGCTCAAGCTCCCCGATCCGGACTCGACACCATACCTCGACGTGGCCCAGATCATCACGGCACTCATTGAAAAACTCATAGGTGGCATCCGGATAGTTCTCCATTAAGATGCCCCACGCCCACGCCCAAGACAGATAGCTTAGGCCGTTCTTGCTTTCCTTGTGTTCATTGCAGTCAACCTTCGACAGCGTTTCCCACACGGACTTATATGTGTGCTTATATGTGTTTTTAGCAGTCATGCTACAACTTCCTCCTGAGATACCTTCGTTACCTTCAATGCTCAAGCCTCCGACGCTATTGAGCGGATATCCTCCACGTTGACGACGACAAGCGTTGACCACGAGTAGTTCATTAAAAAATCGCTTTCGGATGAGGTTAAATCGTCAGGGTCAGGCTCCTTCGGGGTGAGCCGTTCGCAGAGACGATGGCACTGTTCCCTCGCCCCTTCGATGTCCGATGCCGCCATAGATACCACCCGCACAGGACCGTTGTGCGCCTGTTTGATTACACCAATGAAAAACTCGTCAGACGAGCCAGTTTTTTTTGTGCTCATTACTTACTCCTAGTTGTTTCCACACTTCGTTGGCTGTCATTTTGTAAAATTCAGCGCCATTCATATCGCCAATGTGCTTGCCACTTAACCAAAACGACAGCGTGTTTCCGTTGATGTTAATTCTTAGATTGTTTTTAGATTGTTGCATCATGCCTACCACCTTGCGGTAGAAGTCAGGATCTGTTGTAAGTGGGTTCACTCGCCCTCCTGATATTGATCGCAAAACTGGGCAACCTTGCAGTAGTTGTCCACGCACCGAGTGCACTTGCCAGCACGGAACTCGATGTGGAACTTAGGGTCTGACTTGTTGTCAATAAACTCCTGCGCCGCCAGTTCCGAATCAAAGACCCGAGTAGCGCGCTTGTTTGTGCCAGACATTACGGCGTATGAGTCGTGCTTCTTCCATCGCTCCTCATCGCTACACAGAGGCAGGACGCCACCAGTGAGTCGATCAAACTCGGCATTTTGATGAAGCTGGACACGCCCGCGCACATAAGCATCACGCTCATCTTGACTCCATAGCGGTACGTTCACGACTACAATAGGCGCCTCTGGATAGTTAGATTCCAGCGTTGCCTTGGTGCGTTGCCAGTCACGCAACACCGCCACGATTTGCAGAGACTTGACCTCAACCTCTTTGCAATACTCAACGAGCCATGCGTAGAAGTTAAGTTGCTTCTCCCACTCTGGCTTGCCATGAATCACAGACCAGACTGACGTGCACTTGTAATCCAGCACAGTCACGGTGCCATCATCCTCGGAGCGCTGGATGTCGATGGCGCCACTGATTACCCAGTTGTCCACCTCTGCATACAGTCTCTCTTCTGATATGTGCCCGTCTGCGTCATGCTGTTCAAACATCTTGTGCACTGCGGTGCCCAGCACAGACCAAACCATATCTGCGGCGTCCTCGACGATCTGACTCTCGTGCTCCTTGCGCAGTATGCGCACACGCGGGGAGTCAATCAGTTGAGTCACTGACCGATTGCTGTCGCCCTTGGTGTAATCGCTGTGCGTGAGCGACAGAAAAACAGGTTCGGGCAGGTCGGTTTGGTTGGTGATAATCATGCGATGCGGAACACCCTCATGCCGCCCTCAGACTTAACAGTGCTAAATCTCTTAGGGTCATTCGCTCTCTGATACCTCGACACCCTCTGCCGTAGTGAAGCTACGCTTTGGGAGTCTTGCATTTGAAGGGGCACGAGGAACGAGTCTCCTACCTCCATGTCGCCAAAGGGTAACTCTGGCAAGCGGGTGCGTTGGGGTATCGGCACATTCTTCTCTATCGTGATTGTCATAAAGCTCACGTTCCTCTTGTTCCTGTATTCGGTAAACATAGCGTCCCATCTTGCTCATGGATGTTCTCCGGTTGATAATGGTGCGCCGCATTTCTACCCATCGGGGCGGCGCTAACCGACTCCACAGGCGTGAAACCTAGCCTTGGGTGTAGATAAGTAAATAATGGTAGAGGGGCAATGTCAAACGATATATTGAATATAACGATACACGGTGAGCCTTGCAGTAAAGCCAATAGCCGTAGGCTAGTTAAGAGCAAGACAGGGCGCCCACTGTTCATCAAATCCCAGAAAGCGCTTGACTATGTGAAGTCCTTTGAACGCCAGTGTCGAAAAGTTGACCCGCTTTTTGAAAAAGATGTGGCGGTAAAAATCACGATATATTATGCTAGTCGGCGGCCTGATCTCGACGAGTCATTGATATTAGATTGTATGCAAGGACTAGTGTACAAGAATGATAGACAGGTCAAAGAAAAACACATAATCTGGGGTGGGGTCGACAAAGAGGACCCGAGGGCAGTGATAAGTGTCTGGAATTTACAAGACCGTTTATGCCAAGGTAATTAGTCAGGCCATCAAAGACCTGATAAGCGATCAGTCACAGATCAAGGCTGACGCGATTAAATACCTGCAATCCCCCGCTTTCCTCAAACACTGCAACATCGCCGGCTACCCGTTCGGGCTACAGGATGCGCTCGACGAAATGCTACTGCTCAGCAAAACAGAGCAACGTGTTGTGGTGAGGATGCTGGTGGAAGAGCTTGCAGATTGTGCGTAAAAAAACCCCGTTTGTGGACGGGGTTAGGGAGGAAACATTAGGAGTCGTATCCTCTAGGACTGTCCTAAGCTGGTATATATCTAAGTATTTAAACTTAGAAAGTATCTAAGCTAGGACTGTCCTAGTACCTAGTATATTACTAGATGTTTCCATAATTATCACGAAAATGACCAAAAGGCAAACGCTTTATGCAGGCCATAGATGATTACGTCTTGGGCTTTGGGGAAAGCGTCAGGGCCAAATGCCCTGAGTGCGGCGACCAGAGGAAGAAGAAACACGAAAAAACATTATCAGTAACCGTCCACCACGATCATTCAGTCTACATGTGCCACCACTGTGGGCTGTCGGGGGCGGTAAAAAGAAAAAAATTCTGGGAGGAATACGAAGTGAAACCAACGAACAAAGTCGTAAAGATACCAACGCAACTCAACTACAATGTCGATTTAATCAAAGAGTTTTTCCACGGTCGTGGCGTTGAGCTGGATAATCTTGACGAGTTACCAGCAATGACTACCGGCACGCGCTGGCTAGACGGTGAGCAGAAAGAAGCGGTCGGATTTATCTACGGTAGCCGCGAGAATCCATCAGCAATCAAGTGGCGCTCCGTCGACGGGAAGGCATTTTCCTGCGAAGGGGCGCCTCGTAGCTTCTACGGTATCGAAAACGTGGGGCCAGACGACGAAGAATTAACGATAGTTGAGGGGGAGTGTGATGTCATAGCCCTCGCCAGCGTCGGAATCAAGGCCGTTAGTTGCCCCAACGGGGCACCTGCGAAGGTCAGCCAAAACAGAGTCAGTCCAGAAGAGGACAATAAATTCTCCTATATATGGGAAGAACGAGAGCGGATTGAGCGGTGCAAAAGGATACTATTGGCCACCGACAATGACCATCAGGGCGAGGCGCTGGCAGAGGAGATAGCCCGCAGGGTGGGCCGAGCCAAGTGTTGGCGGGTCAAGTTCCCCGAAGATATCAAGGACGGGAACGATGCGGTCAGGGAGCTGGGCGTCGAAGAGACCCATAGCTTGTTTCAGAATCCAGAGCCGGTGCCCTTGTCAGGCGTGTACGGGGCATCCGAATACCTCGACAGCATCAAGGAAATCTACGCCAATGGACACGGGCGGGGCGCGTCAACTGGTTTCCCTGCTATTGATGAGTTATTCACAGTGGCTGAGGGTCAACTATCCATCGTCACAGGCATGCCATCATCAGGTAAGTCCGAGTTCATTGACCAGATTATGGTCAACCTCGCCCAGAATGAATCATGGAAGTTTGCGGTGTGTTCGTTCGAGAACCCACCCCACATGCACATAGCTAAGCTGGCAGAGAAGATTACCGGCAAACCGTTCTACGACGGGCTCAACCAACGGATGTCCGTGGAGGAGCTGGAAGAGGCCATAGAGTTTATTAACGAACACTTTGTGTTCCTTGAATCCAAAGACGGTGGCATGAGCACCATTGACAGTGTGATCGACAGAACCAAGCAGGCTGTCATGCGTCTGGGTGTGCGTGGACTAGTTATAGATCCGTACAACTACATTGAGCAGAGCGGACAGGAAGAGCATTCCGGTATCTCGCATATGCTCAGTAAGATCACCTCGTTCGCCAAGGCACACGGCATCCACGTCTGGTTTGTCGCCCACCCTCAGAAGATGTATCCCAGAGAGGATGGCACCTACGCTGTGCCCAAGGGGATGAATATCTCTGGCTCTGCGGCGTGGTTTGCCAAGGCCGATCTCGGTATCACAGTGCACAGGACAGATGAGTGTGTGGAGATCCATTGCTGGAAATCCAGATTCAAGTGGGTTGGACAGCAGGGCGTGGCCGCACTTGATTACAACTTGTCCACAGGAAGGTATGAGCAGTTCGTGCCTCGCGTTGAGCTGAGTTCCGCTATCAAAGGCAATGCCAGAGAGTGGAGCGACTTCGATGACTTGTGATAACTTGTCAAGACTAGACAAAGTATCCGGTGCCAATCCCTACGTTGCCGTTGGTGTCGATACGGAATCAGGAAAAATTATCCGGGGACAATTCTGTTATGTCTGACAAGTTAAAAATAAATAAATTTATCCGGGGACAAATTTATTTTATCCGGGGACAAACCCGTTATGAATGACAAGTCACATACAGACCTCGGCACCAAAGAAATCTACAAGCGCCACAGCGTAATGGTCGAGGGCGGCAAGCTACCTCGTGCCAAGGTTATGGATCAGGCAATGGTGGACAGGATGCTGATGGATGGACTGCTCACGCTACAGCAACACCAAGCCGCAGAGTATTTGATGAACCAAGCGGCAAAGGCAGGCATATTCGCAAAGCCCCTGAATTACGAGCCTAAGTCATCTGGGGGGTCATCCCAGAGCGGTTTGGAGAGCGACCAGTTGATGCGGTACAGCAGGACTATTGGGCTGGTGAAAAAAAGGTTCGGGCATTATGCCGCTTACTTGGTTGAGGAAGTGGTGCTCCACGGCTGGGACGTATCAAGTAGCCCAGAGAAGCTCAAGGTATTAAAGGAAGGGTTGGATTGGATTGCCGACCGTAGGATGGCCGGCGGCAGGAATCCGGTGCGACATCTGCGCCGTAGTGAGTAAGGTGCGGTGGGTGGTCAAGTCAAGATCCAATGTATCGGCCCCCCTTGACATGACCTAACGATGCCACCGCTCACCGTAGGGAGTGTGGGGGCTGTTAGATATGCTGTTGCCGCAAAGCATGAAGCTCCACAGCAATCCGCATTTGATCTGAAGGGGTAAGCCCCTTCCAGTGATATTTACCGTTGATAAATTTCTCAAGTCTGTCTTGTGAAATCCTATCCTGTCCGTCAAGCGGGAGGCGACTCAGCGCCCCTCGTGACCTGTTTACTTCTATCGTGGCTCTGGTGGCCCTTTGCGATACAGGGTCTTGCATCAGTCATCCCTCGGTCGATCAGTCCAGAACGAATATCCGTACAGTTCAGCGCCTCTAACGTAGCGCATCAGGGTGGACTGCGCCACCCCTAGCATGATGGCGATTTGCCACCAATAATGGCCCTCGTCCGACAGTTCCATTGCGCGGGCCACCTGCTCCTTGCTTAGAGCAAACTTCTTACCAGCAAGGCGTGCTCCGGTCATAGCTTCTGAATAACCCCAATACCGAGCAAGATAAGGATGAGCCAGATGCCTGCGGCGCCAGCCGCGCTGAGCATGATTAGCTCGCCAGTGTACTTATCCAACACGCTGTTGGGTGGAGCAGAGGGAGGCTGTTCTGGTTTCGGTGCCTCCTTCTTTGGAGCGGGTGCCTTCTTGATGGGCGCTTTCTTGGCAGTGACCTTCTTGGCGGTCGCCTTGCGTTTGGCTGGCCTGTTCTTGCTCATCACTTTGGATTGGCCCTTCATGCCTGCTTCGCGCATCTTCTTCCTTAAAGAAAACGCCCGCATTTCCACTGACTTCTGGGTGCGCCCCATGATCTCGCTGATCTCGGCATAGCTCTTCTTCTTTGCCATCAGCTCGTACAGCAGTACATCCTCTTCCGCTGACCATCGCTTCATCGCCGGCACCTCCTTTTTCTGTGCGGGAACATAGTACCCCCGAAAGCTGGGGTAGTTTTCAGATGCCTGTAGCACCTTCTTGTCGGTATCATTCATGGCTGTTTTCCTCTTCGCAGTTAATTGTTGAGTCGTAGTCGGGCCACGCATTACTCCTGACCATCTCACAGTAATTTTCCATCCTGCTCACTTCGTCCTCAAAGCTCATGGTTCCGCTAACCACAAACATCAAGGCCAGAGCAACAAGCAGTACCGCATCAGATAGCTCAATCCTCACAGGACACCTCCTGTTCGATTAGGATTTCGATGTAGTGAATCGCCTTTCGGAGATCAGAGACGCCACCTTTGTCGCGCCACCGAGACAGATACTTGATTGCACCGTGCTCGCAAATCCCAAGGTTATTTTGGAGGCAATACTCAAGCGGCTGAATGACCAGCTTTTTGTAGTGATCTCCGTCGATCTGCCTATCAAGTGCGCTCATGTCAGTGCCTCGCCTGTCCGATAAAGTCCATCACCACCTTGAGCGACAGCTCTTGAAGCATGTCACCGGCCTCATTGACTGTCAGCTCAAAGTCCTCGTCTGATCGCTTGGCGATCTTCTTCCTCACAACAAGTCTGCGAACAAACTTCTCGGTGTCATCGGCGTTCATGTACTTGACCACCACGTCCAGCGTGGCGATGGAAAGGAATCGCTCGTCCACCTCAAACACGTCGGTCATCGGCTTCTCTCCTTGACGGTGATCCCTAAGCCTCCACGCTTAGTTCTGTTCCGCTCTGCTGATCGGTTGTTAAAAGGCCCGCCCACCATGCTGGTCGCGCTGAGCCCTCTCTCAATCTTTTGGATCTTGCCGCCCCGTTTCTGAAAGTCGGCGATCTGTTTTTCTATCTGCTCACTTGTCATTGGTATCTCCCATAGACCATTCCGCTACGCTGACCTTGTGGCCATAGCGATTGCGGACTGTCACCATTTTCGTCTTGATATCGTGACCCTCTGCTCGCAGTTCTGAGATGCGAGCGGGAGCCTCCAGAATCCCCAGACGCGCCCACGCATTGAGGCGTGTCAGGGTTTGACCCATTTCAAGAAATTTCTTGATGCGGTCGCGTTGATTGAGTTTCCCAAACGTGTGCTCATGCGGTGACATTGGCTGGCCTCCGCTGGTTCGGACAGTTCGGATGATGGCCGTTCACGACCAGACAAACAGGACACATTTCCATAAAAACCTCCCTAGTTGATATGACAAACTGAACATAACATCACAATGAAATGATGTCTACTAATTACCTCTACTCGGGGCCGACCCCCAGCTCGACCCTTTCCATTGCGGCTTTCAGAAGGGTGCGGGCACCCTCGGTGGTTTCACAAATCTCGTAACAGCTCCGCACCATGCCATAGACCACGCCAGCCAAAGCGGCCTGCGGATCTTTCTCGTTGGCTTGCATCGTCTCCATCAAGCCCACTGCGGCCATAATCCCCCGCTCGTAGGCGGCGATGATGTCGGCTTGTCCGTCGTCACTCTCCGGAAACTGAATGATCTTCCCCACTGCTTGCCTCCCTGCCGTTCACGGCGTCGGTTATTTCGTTGGCGATCTTTTCGATCTCGGCGGCGATCTCTGGATGTTCGCTTCGTTTCTTTGCTGATAACTTGTTCAGATCAAGAACGGCACAGCGAATGCGAATCCCAATCTCTTCGATGGTCAGCATACCCTCGCGTCCTCCACATAGGCGAGCAAGCCGCCCTCTGGTTGTTCATCAAAGGCGACAACGCCCCAGCCCTTGCTAATGCAAAGCTCTTCCAGCGCCAGCCTCGGCCCCATGCTTGACATGCCAAATGACTTCGCCACTGGCACCTCACTGCGTCCAAACAGGTCGCTCCAGCAAACGACCCAGCCCTGCTTGCCTTGAATAGTTTTGGCTTTAACTTCTACCTGTTGCATGTTTCTCTCCCTAAAAAATAAGGGGCGTGTGGCCCCGTAGCTTCCACTAGTAGGTAACTTGTTAAGAGTAAAAATGTCCGACATACTTCACTGCACAGCCGCCCACTGGTGTGCACTGGCGATACGAGTTTGGGTACTGGGGTGGTTGCGCGTTGCGCAACACGCACCCCCGTGGATTACGCCGCCTGAGCGACGATGGTGTCGACACCAGACTCGGCGATGTCGCGTCGGATGTAGTGGTAGGGTTCGCGGTCGAGCACCACCACCAGATTGTCACGCTGACCCAGTGACTGCCAGTCATCGTGCATCATCTCGCCATCGGTGAACACCAGAGTCAGGTCGGACTCCAGACCGTTAGCCTCCAGCCACTCGACGCCTGCGGTCATGTAGGTGCCACCACCACACGGCGCCTCCAGATCCAGAAGCTCGGCGCCCGAGTAGACCTCGACAGCCTCGCGCATCATGTGGTTAGTCCAGCAGACCACGACGCCATCACGCGGCTGGGTCGTGTCGATCAGCGATGCACACTCGGTCATAAAGCGGTCAAGCTGTTCGGTGTCGACTGACGCTGAGATGTCAATGACAAGCGCCACCCGACCGACCTGCCCGATTGACGTGGGGCTGATGACATTCAGCGTGGCATAGCGTCGGCGATGGATGCGCGACCATGTTTTCTGGCCGCCATCACCTGCGCGAGTGAACCGATCAGCAAGCTCTGCTCGCCAGTCGGTGTCGCTGGCAGTCGAGGATCGGTAGCGGTGCGAGCCCTCGCGGATCTCGTCACTGATACTGGCCTTGTCGCCACCGTCACGCTCAAGCTGTTCGATACCGTCATCGACAGATGAGCGGAGTTGGTGCTCATCCTCACGAGCGGCGGCTTCCTGCTCGTCGTCGTCGCCCTCATACTGCGGCGTCAGGTGGTAGTCGTGGCCCTCGGCATCGGGAAGCTCCGGCTCTGATTGTCCGGATGAGTCGCCCTCTCCGGCGCCGCCACTTGGATCTGACTTGTCACCAGCAGACTGCTGACCTGAACCCTGCTCACCATCGTCATCCTGCTCGGCGCCCTCAGACTGCTCGGGCTCGGGCTGGTTTGAGTGGATCGACAGGTATACCGAGTCGACCAGATCGTTGCGGCCATACTCGTCGGAGTAGCACCCTTCGGGTATCGGCTCCAGACCCATCGCCTTGCAGTCGGAGTTGATGACGTAATCAGCGGCGCGGTTGTAGAGTGCGGCGTCGAACGGGGTGCTGGAGTTGAAGCGCCCGCGCTTCTGGTACGCCTGCCCACGCTGGGGGTGCCGCAGGATGATGTGCGACACCTCGTGAGCGAGCAGGAATGCGCGCTGTTGGTCGCTCTCCAGACCTCGGAAGAAGTCGGGGGAGACGTAAACATACACGCCATCGGTAGCGGCAGTCGGGATTTTGTCAGTCCAGATCACCTCGGTGGCGAGCAGTACACTGTAATGCACTGGCGCCTTGGCTTGGAGAGCGATCAGCGCCGCAATGTAACGGCGCGAATTGCTCAGGTCATCGGTCGGAGCGAACAGCTTTTTGGCTCTCATAACTTGTTACCTCCAGTTGGCCGCTTCGGCGAGCGGGATCAGGTCGTGGAACTTCTGGATGAATGCGGTAGCGACATCAGATGTCAGCACCCACCCGTTTTTGGCAGAGGCGCGGAGCAGTTTGGTGCCCAGCGATACCTGCAAGTCGGGACGCAAGCGCACGATGTATTGCAGTGCGGCCTCGCCCATGTTGGCAGTCTCGGCGCCGTTGATAGCTCGGTTGGCGGCGAGCAGTTGGTAGCCGGTCGAATCTGGCACATTGGCATCGTTGGGGCCAGCAAAGATATCCTCGGCTTGAGGCACCTCGTCAGCCATAGCGATGTGACGTGACAACATGCCAGCGGCACGTTGCCCGATACTTGATGCGACCAGCGCCTCAATGTGCGAGGGGATATAGGTGCCATCAAAGGCATCGGTATCCATGAACGCGGTCAGGTCAGAGGCGGCATGCACCAGCGAGCGCGGGGTGCAGAATGGTCCGTCCTCGGTCGGGACTGACGTGGCAAAGAAATCCTCGCCGTGATACGTCACCGCGCAGTCGATGGCGAGCGGGTTGACATCGTTACTGCGGGCCCAGTCGGCCCACTGATTGACGTTGAACTCCAACTCAAAGATGCGGCATCGGTTGAGCAGGTGTGAGAGCAAGCGGCTTGCTCCAGACTTGTCAGCGACACGGTTGCCAGTCGCCGCAACGATCCAGCCCTCGGGGATATCCCAGCCAGCCAGCGTGCGCTCGTCAGGATCAAGCACGTCGGCGAGCACCTTCTGAACGTCGGCGGGTGCCTGCAACATCTCATCGAACAGGATGATGCCATGCTCCAGACCCGTTTCTTCGATCTTGGTAATCAGCGGCGGCTTCGTGAACTTGGTCAGCACGTCACCGTCCTCGGTCTTGACGGGGAGCGCGACGCCCGCGATCTCGGCAGAGTCACGGTTGGCCACACGCTCTTGAATGAACCCGACTCGATCAGTCGAGAGCCCAAGGTGCTCGGCGTACAGGTCGTGATAGGTGGATTTGATCCACTGGGTTTTTGCAATCCCGACCATGCCGACCAGCACCAGCGGTTTGCGCTGGGCACTGTTGAGGATGACGGGGGCCATTTGCTCAAGCTGAGCGATATTGGTTGTGATATGCGACATATTGAATCCCTCCCTAGGAATCGTGATTAGTCGATAAGGTCAGCGAGCAGTGAGTCGCCCATGACCACATTGGATGCGGCAGGTGCCACGGGTTTAGCGGTTGAAGGCGCGTTGGATACTGCACCCAGTGTTTTGTGCGCGGTCTGAGCGGCGCGGATAGCGGTCGCCCTGAGAGTCGCGCTGTTCTTGACTTTCTCAATGTTGCCGATTGAACCGATCTGCTCGTCGATCAGGTCAGCGATCTGGAGCACGCGGGGATCGTTGTCATACCCCTGCACCATCCCGCGCAACAGGGTGGCGTGGCGCTTGGCGTTGTCGATCAGCGATTGGTGGAGGCGCTTGCCATCAGTCAACTGCTTTTCCACGTTCGCCATGTGATCCCGAGCCCCGTCGATAGCGGCGTCCTTGGCGCCTTCCAGTTGAGTCGATAGCGCGGCTTCGTGACGTGCGGCGATGTCAGCGGCGAGCCCAGCGGGCAGGTTTAGTGCTGACATGTCACACATTGGGATCGGTTGAGGCGGCGTCAGCGATGCGGCAAACATACTGCGCACCTCGTCAGCGGTGGGGTATGTCACTTCACTGCGCCAGTCGCCGAGATCATGCTGGATCGCAAACTCTCGGAGCCGGTCATACTCGGGCAGGAATGCGTCGAGCGCGGCGTATGCCTCCGACTTCAATTCGCCCAGCTTGCTGAGCACTTCGGGCACATTGGCAACAGCGACCAGCCGGTCGCCTCGACGTTGCTGGCCCTCGCCCGCATCAGAGAAGGGCAGGGTGTGCTCGTAAAGGTAGGTGCGGATGGCGGCAAACTTGGCTGACACCTGCTTGAGATCCGCATGGTGTGAACCCAGCAGGTTGACATACATACGGGCGGCGTCGGGGTTGGCGTTGGCCTGTTGAGCGGCCTTGGCTGAGCCCGACTTGAGTTGCTGGACACCAGACCAGCGGCGAACCGTGACCTGCACCAGCATGAAATTGTTTGAAGCGGTTTCGATAAAACTCATATTGATTCACTCCCTTAGTGAATTGGTTTCGGCCAGCATCAGGCCATCCTCAGTGACAGTGCTATCTGTCAGACCTTGGGGGCACATGGCCCCCGCTTTTTACTTTGACCAGTATGAATTGACGGGTCTGCGTCGGCAGTCCCATGAGTCGATGACGGTGCCACCGTCCACCGCTGTTAGGTGACGGCTGTTGCGGACGACTGCGGTGCCCTTGAAGTCCCAATCGCGCAACTTGATTAGCTTGCCCCTCTCATCGCGAGGGGGCCGGTTCTTTTTGAAGCCGTTGCTCTCAAGGTACTTGATCCAGACCTTTTCATGGTTTGGATAGGCGCCCATCTCAAGGCCCAGCGCCATCATTTCGGTGAAAACCTCGGCGTATGGCTTTCGCATTGCAATCGAGATGGAGCGGATGACGCAATCATCCTTGAAGGTGCGACAGATTCTGCCGCCGTCTGTTTTGTAGAAATCCATCACAGTGCCACCCCGTCGAGCAGAACTTCACCCTTTCGGGTGCAAACATCCACGCCCAGAGCGCGGAGCCGTGACATTGTGGTGCGCGTTGGATACTCACCCAGCGTGCGGGTGTTGACCTCGACCGTCCATTGATCCCGACCGTGACAAGCACCCCAGACTGTGGCGATGTGATTACCGTGAAGGTAAACGCTTACCTTTGCGTCAGCCCCGTAGATTTTCTTGGTGCTGGTGTTGGCTTCTGACCAGTCACGACCAAGCATGACAGCGGAATTCATATTCATTTCGATCTTTCGCATTTGATTCACTCCCGTGTGAATAGGTTGGTGTAGAGCAGAGCGCTCACAGATGCCCACCCCGTGAGATGGGCATGATGAAAACTCTGACCAGCCACTCCACCCCACGGCGCGGGCATGGGATAGCTGGTGCATCAATGCGGGGTCGGCGATGCTCCGACTGTCACACTACCGCCCGTTTAACCTCCACATGGGCTGGCATGATGTGCCGCTCGTTTGCTCAGGACGGGGTGGCTTGAATCACTCCGACATGCTGGCCGCTCAGGTTGGGTAGGGTTGAGGCCCTGCGGGATTTGCGTGCGCGGGCTCCCCGTTGCCCTGAGCGGATTATAAGCATGCCCCTGTCCTACATGCAACATGTCACAAGCAAAATAATGTGAGAAATCACCGCGAGTATCTACCTGCATCTATATGCGAAAAAAACCACGATCAGCGTGTCGCAGTGAAATCAATGCAAAAAGTTCTTGACATTAACAAGTTGCCACTAGGAAGCCCTGTATCGCTCTCTGAGACAAGTTAAGAAAAGCAATACCACGGCAAGGGGTAAGTGCTTAAAATCGCTCACAGGCGTTTTTCGTTGTAAATCAATAGCTTGCGTACTGTATAAACCACTGTATATACATACTTTGTTGAGGTATATCAATGACTTACGCGGCCACCACTGTATGAATCAACAGTTTGCAATAAGGGTTGTAATCTGGTAATAGGCGTTGCTGTGGAGCATACGCGTTACTTTGGGTAACGCTTTGAGTAGATTGGTAACAAGTGAGGTAACACTAATGGGCAAGACAAGGGATGGGCTGACAGCCAAACAAATGCACTTCTGCCGGTGCGTTGCGGCGGGCATGACACAAGCGGCGGCGTATCGTGAGGCGTTCGACGTGACAGCGGATGGTAAGTCTGCGACGCACAGGGAAGCCGCCAGCAGGCTAATGGCGAGGGATGACATCAAGGCAAGGGTGGACGCGCTGATAGCGCAGAGAGAGCGGTCGATACTCGCTTCTTCGCTCTCGGATAGAGAGAGAGTGCTAAGCAAGCTAAGGGCTTGGACTGATAGCGCCGAGGCAGGTGATAGCAACAAGATCAGAGCCGCCGAGCTGTTGGGCAAGTCGGTCGGGCTCTTTCGGGACGTGGTGGAGACCAGCGATAGCAAGTCGAGTGACGAGCTGTTGGCCGAGCTGGAGACGATGCTGGAGCAGGTAGCTGATGACATCTCGGAGGCAGACGACTTTCCCGACGATTCCGACGCCGACCCGGACGTGATCCACTGACCCCCACCCCCCCTGACAGAGCGCGGGTACCTGACATCTATATACATAGTATTCCGCTCAAAAAATGACCTAATTTTGGGTACTGTCACACTGTCATACTGTCTAGCAGGGGGTTTTTTCTAAAAAAAGGGCCTAGGAATCCTACCTGAGCAAAAAATTTTGCAAAAAAATGGGGTTTTTCTGTAAGTAGCTGATGTACTTGAAGAAAAAAAACTAAAAAAAACTAAAAAAATCATGTAAAACTGTAGACATGTGGTTGTCAAGGGGGTAGTATCTGTACAATCCGGAGGGTTGTTCTATCTAGGACAGTCCTATTCCTAGTATATACCTAGCTTAGAGCAGTCCTAGATAGGATTTACCTAAATTTTTTTATTTTTAGGTAGTTTCCCTGTTGCTTAGGACAGTCCTAAGCCTAGAACAGTCCTAGTAGGGAATCATTGAGGGGAAATCCGTCCTATGTCTAGAGATTACAGCTCGATTTCTAGGTTTGGACTGACCGAACCCTTTGAATTGCAGGTGGCTAGGGGTCAGATCGCCTACCATGAGTCCGTGTTTAAGTTCGGATTCAACCCTGATGTCGATGATGCTCTGGAAACGGTGTGGTCAGAGGGCGGCTTGTACGCATACCTGAGCGCCGCGACCGTGTTGAAGGTCTCCAGTAGCTCCGCAAACGACACGTCTGCTGGGACAGGTGCTCGTACAGTGGAGCTACAGGGTCTTGATGGCGACTACAACGAAATTAGCGAGACTGTCACCCTAAACGGGCAAACGGCAGTCAATACCACCCAGTCGTTCCTGCGTGTATTCAGGATGATTGTTAAAACTGCGGGCACGGGCGCCCAAAACGCAGGTGTTATTTACGCAGGCACTGGCACAGTGACATCCGGCGTTCCTGCTAACAAGTATGGCGCTATCGCGGCGGGCGACAACCAGACACTGATGGCGCTGTGGACGGTTCCAGCCAATTACACAGCTTATCTACTACAAACTGACGTGACGGTAGCGACCACGCAGAACAACAAGTATGCCACGGTTCACCTTGTGGCAAGACCGGACGGCGAGGTTTTTCAGGTCAAGGACAAGTTTGTGAAGGCGGAAAGCAGTCATCACCAGCAGTACGACATTCCACTGAAGTTTGAAGCGAAAACAGACATAGAGGTTCGGGCGATTGGCGATAGCGCCGCCGCTGACATAGCGATATCGGCGGGTCTAGATATCATCTATATCAAGAACGTCGGATAAAGAGACTTGGCATGAATGATTACCTAAGCGGCATTATGGCACTCGCTCAGATGACGCCCGAGCAGTTTGATCTTGGTAGACAGCGCTTTGACACCCTCAGAGGGCTGTATGGCAAGCCGACTTCCCTGTCTGGCGCTCAACTAATCGAAAATGAGGCTATTAAACCCCCACCACTCCAAGAGCAGATAGCGGGTCAGGTATACTTGGGTGAGGTGAGGGACTCCTCTGGCAATGTAGTTAGGCCCGCTATCAATAATCAGCCAGCCTCACAGCCAACAATGACCCCGACGCAGGGGTTGGAAGGCGGATTTGGCACGGGGCCAACTCCATACCGACAGCCCTATTATCAATCCAGTTTCGTGAATAGAAACCCGTATTTTAGTGGTTATGGCATGGGCTATAACTCCTATATGCCGCAATTTGGCCGTGTCGGCACCTACGGATCTCCCGGCAAAGGTGGCGGCTATGGCGGTGGTTATAGCGGTGGATTCGGTAGCTATGGCAAGGGTGGCGGCATCTAGTGAGGCGTAACTACCGCAAGGAGTACGACAACTACCACTCAAAGCCAAAGCAGAAGAAGAACCGCGCAAAGCGCAACGCCGCCAGATCCATGATGGAGCAGGCAGGCAAAGTGAGTAAGGGCGACGGCAAAGACGTGGCCCACAAGAAGCCCTTGGCAAAGGGTGGATCAAACGGCAAAGGCAACCTCAAGGTTGCATCACCATCAAAGAACAGATCATTCGCCAGAACCAAGAAAGCACGGATGGCATGAATGTCAGAACTGATTACGCCGGAGGTCGCCAAGCGACTTAAAGGCGCAAGCCCGGAGTTAAAGCTCAGGGCCGCAGAAATGCTGGAACAGATTGAGAAGGCCAAGAAAACAGAGGCCGCTCAAGACACGTTCATGGGTTTCGTCAAATACATGTGGCCAGCGTTCATTGAGGGACGGCACCACAAGATTATGGCGGAGGCATTTGAGAAGATCGCTCGCGGTGAGCTGAAGCGGCTAATCATCAATATGCCGCCTCGACACACCAAGTCTGAGTTTGCGTCTTACTTGTTACCAGCATGGTTTCTGGGGCAATACCCCGGCAAAAAAATTATTCAGACAGCGCACACTGCTGAGCTGTCAGTGGGTTTTGGCCGAAAGGTGCGAAACCTCGTGGACTCCGAGGACTTCAAAGCCGTCTTTCCGGATCTACAACTGAGAGCAGACTCAAAGGCGGCGGGGCGCTGGAGTACCAACAGGAATGGCGAATACTTCGCTATCGGTGTTGGCGGTGCGGTGACGGGTAAAGGTGCAGACCTACTCATCATTGATGACCCGCACTCAGAACAAGAGGGCCAGTCAGGAGACCCAGCGGTCTTTGACAGGACCTATGAGTGGTACACATCCGGTCCCCGACAGCGTTTACAGCCGGGGGGCGCCATTGTTGTGGTGATGACCCGCTGGCACATGCGGGATCTAACCGGAAAGATCATTAAGTCCTCTGCTCAGCGCGTCGGTAGCGATGAGTGGGAGGTTATCGAGTTCCCAGCAATCATGCCTTCAGGTAATCCCCTGTGGCCTGAGTTCTGGAGCCAATCAGAGCTAGAGGCTCTGCGTAGTGAACTACCCGCTTCCAAGTGGAGCGCACAATATCAGCAAAACCCAACGTCCGAAGAGGGCGCACTTATCAAGCGTGAGTGGTGGCAGGAGTGGGACATGGATCGTCCTCCCCCGTGCGAATTTGTTATTCAGTCGTGGGATACAGCGTTTCTCAAGACGCAACGCTCTGACTATTCAGCTTGCACAACGTGGGGCGTGTTCTACTCGCCTGACGACGAAGGGGTCACAAAACCCAATATCATCCTACTGGATGCCTACAAAGAACGTCTTGAGTTTCCAGAACTCAAGCGCAAAGCCCACGAGCTATGGGCCGAAATGCAACCAGACGCATTCATCGTGGAAGCTAAAGCGGCAGGGATGCCACTCATTTTTGAGCTACGAGCTATGGGGATTCCGGTCGCGGAATACACCCCATCTCGTGGTAATGACAAGATAGCAAGAGTGAATGCTGTTGCTGACTTGTTCGCGTCGGGCGTCGTTTGGGCGCCGCAGACCAGATTCGCGGAAGAGGTTATCCAAGAATTTGCATCGTTCCCATCAGGTGAGCATGACGATTTAGTGGACTCTTCCACGCAGGCGCTACTCAGATTCCGTCAGGGAGGGTTTCTCTCTCTACACACTGACGAAGAAGATGAGCCGGTGGACTACGCCAGAAGGGGAGACTATTACTAAATGGCTTTTTTGCAGAGCAACATCCCGCACTTCAAGTGTTGGGTGCGGCGTGAATACACGCACAATCATCAGAAATATCATGGTGAGTTTCTTCATGCGATGGCAATCGCTGTTACCACGATGCCTTGTCGGTGCCTTAGCTTTCAGATCATATTCACAGGCGCTGAAACCTACGACTCCGACGAGCCGAATGTTCACGGAGGGGCAATGTGGGCAAGGATGCCCATCACCGCTTTGGTAGCCGACACCCCGTTTGAGGAGTGGCCAGAGCCAATGCCAGTTTACGCGGCCCAGCCTTGGGACTGCTCCTCCAGAGAACACAGCGTGTATGTGCTGGAGCGTGCGACACCGTGCCCGTGGATGGCAAAAATTGACGACAAGCTCTTCCCAGCGAAGTACATGTTTACGGTGGACTACACCGACAGTGAGATCGCGGACGATCCCGCACAACACAAGCAAAGCCATGTAATGGAATTGTTGGATGCGGGTCCGTGGACTGGAAACATAGTGGCACTGCCAAACAATCGAGTCAGGGTGACACACCCAGCTTGGTTCGCGGCAGGCGAAGGGGCGCCCGACTTTAGGCCGTCCCAACATGTCCACTATTCAAAATCAGACCTTGATTACACGCTGGACGTGAACCGGGTCTTTAACAACCTATATGCAGGTGACGAGTATGATGAAGAAAACATCTAAGATGTATGCCGCTGGCGGGCGAATGAAGTCCAAGGGGTATGCGAAAGGCGGCAAGCTGAAGATGGTCGAGGGCGAGGATGGCAAGCAAGTACCATTCTTTGCGGCTGACGGAGAAGGCAAAATGATGGCCGGCGGCATGGTCCCCAAGACCAAGGGCTACTTCAAGGGCGGCAGAGCAATGTTCAATCAGCCACAGCCAAAAGGCTTGCGACGCCGTGGAGATCGTTCGCCACCTAGAGTTGCAAGACCCGGTAAGGGCTAATTATGGCGATTGATAAGGCGGCGACCCCCTTCGCTGGTGAGTTGACGCCAGAAGATCCGTCACTAGAGATAGTGATCGAAAACCCAGAAGCAGTCGGCATTTTCGATGATGAAGGCGGCATGATGATCGACTTCGATCCTGATGCGGCTGAGCTTCTGGGTGTTCGCCACGACTCAAACCTTGTTGACTACCTGTCAGACAGAGAGCTGGACTCTCTCGCATCTGAGCTGGTGTCGGCATTTGAGGCGGATCGCAACAGCAGAGCAGACTGGGAGGATTCTTATATTCGCGGTCTGGATCTGCTGGGACTCAAGTTTGAGGACCGCTCCACCCCGTGGGAAGGCGCGTGCGGTGTATTCCACCCCATGCTGTCAGAAGCGGTTGTGCGCTTTCAGGCGCAAACGATACAAGAGATTTACCCCGCCAGTGGCCCCGTCAAGACGGCGATTGTGGGCAAGCTGGACGATGAAAAGACCAAGCAGGCTAATCGGGTACAGAACTACCTGAACTACCTCATCACTCAGCGGATGACGGAGTACAGGACCGAGACAGAGAAGCTGTTGTTCTCTCTCCCGATTGCAGGCTCAGCATTCCGCAAGGTGTACTACGACCCTAGTATGGGCCGACCCTGCGCAATGTTTGTGCCGGCAGAGGACTTCGTTGTTAGCTACGGCGCCTCTGACCTGACAACGTGCGAGCGTGCTACGCATGTGATGAAGCGCACGGTCAATGAGATTCGCAAGTTGCAGGTTGCTGGGTTCTACGCAGACATAGACCTGCCTCCCTCAACACCTGACTTGTCAGAGATACAGGCCAAATACAACAGGCTTACTGGCGACTCAGAAAACTACGAGTACGATAACCGGCACACACTGCTGGAGATGCAGGTAGATATTGACCTGCCCGGATTTGAAGATACGGATAAGGGCGAGCCCACAGGTATCGCGCTCCCTTATATCGTCACGATTGACAAGTCATCCAGAACGATCCTGTCGATCCGACGCAACTGGTACGAGAACGACCCGCAAAAAATGCGGCGTGAACACTATGTTCACTATCAATACCTGCCCGGACTAGGGTTCTATGGCTTCGGCTTGGTGCACATGATTGGTGGGCTGTCTAAATCAGCCACATCCATCCTGCGACAGCTTGTTGACTCAGGCACCCTATCTAACCTTCCCGGCGGTCTGAAGTCTCGCGGACTCAGAATTAAAGGCGACGACACGCCCATCATGCCCGGTGAGTTTAGGGATGTGGACGTGCCCAGCGGCGCCATCCGCGACAATATCACCTTCCTGCCATACAAGGAGCCAAGTGGCGTCCTGTATCAGTTGCTGGGTGACATTGTTCAGGAAGGGCGTCGATTCGCGTCAGCCGCAGATGTCAAAGCATCAGACATCAACGGCGAAGCGCCTGTGGGCACTACGCTGGCAGTGCTTGAGCGCGAGATGAAGGTGCTAAGCGCGGTCCAGAGCCGCGTCCACCACGCGATGTCGAGAGAGCTAAAGATCCTGTCTGAACTTGTCAGGGATTACGGCCCCGATGTTTACCCCTACGAGCCCGACCAAGGCCCGCTGGTAGCCACGGATTTCGACGACCGCGTAGACATTATTCCCGTCAGCGACCCGAATGCGGGCACGATGGCGCAACGCATCATGCAGTATCAGGCGGCACTACAGCTTGCGGCTCAGGCGCCGCAGATGTACGACCTGCCTTTGCTACACCGGCAAATGCTGGAAGTGCTAGGCATTCAGGACGCGGAAAAGGTTATCCCGCTTGAGGATGACATTAAACCAACAGATCCTGTCAGCGAAAACATGAACATCATCAACGGCGAGCCGGTCAAGGCGTTCATGTATCAAGACCATGAGGCACACATTCAGGTGCACATGTCTCTGATGGAGAACCCGCAGGTCATGCAGTTGATGGAGAAGAGCCCCACCGCTCAAGCGGCGGCGGCGGCTATGGCCGCGCATATCTCCGAGCACGTTGCGTTTGAGTATCGGGCCAAGATTGAGCGCGAGCTGGGTGTAGAGCTTCCGGCCCCGGACGAGCCACTGCCTGAAGATATTGAGTTCCGCATATCTAAGCTGGTTGCCCCTGCCGCCGCTCAGGTGACAGGCAAGGCACAGCGTATGGCGCAGGCCGAGCAGAATGCTGAGATGCAGGAAGATCCTGTAGTTCAGATGCAACAAAGAGAGTTGCAAATCAAGGAAGGTGAGGCAGTTGCCAAAGCGCAAACAGAGATGGCCAAGATACAGGCGGATCTCCAGAAGGCGCAGGGCAAAGCTGTTGTGGACATGGAGAAACTTCAGACTCAGGAGCGAATCGAGGCGGCGAAGTTGGCGGCAAAAATGCAGACAGCCAAGGACGCGAATCGGTCAAGAGAAGAGATCGAAGGGTTTAGGTCAGGATTTAATGTAGTCAAGGGCCTGATTGATAATGAGTAATATCGCTACTAACAACTTGTTAGCCGCACTGCAAAAAATTTACCGCGACCACATGAACGAGGTGACGGATCACGTCGCAGGCGGTGGTTGCAAAGACATGAATGACTATTCTCGCTGTACCGGCATCATTGAGGGCCTAGCCTATGCCGAACGCGAACTTCTCGATCTAAACAACAGACTAGAACGAGAATAAACGCTCACGGAGTGAGCGCTTCCGATTTCGTTGCATGAAGCGACGCAAGGCGACTCCGAACGCCACTTTTCGGTGCAGGGATGTACAACATGACGGAAGAGCCAAAGAAGGCAAGTCAACTTCCAGAACCCAAAGGTTACAAACTACTTATCGCACTGCCAGAGCCTGACGAGAAAACGGAAGGCGGCATCATCAAGGCGGCTGAAACACTCAAGGTGGAAGAGATTGGTTCCATCTGTGGGTTCGTTTTGAAGATGGGCGCAGACGCTTACAAGGACGAGAAACGGTTTCCGAATGGCGCTTACTGCCAAGAGGGGGACTGGGTTCTGATGCGTTCTTATAGCGGCACCCGATTCAAGGTGCACGGTAAAGAGTTTCGACTAATCAATGACGACAGTGTTGAGGCTGTTGTTGACGACCCAAGGGGGATTGAGAAGGTATGAGCGAAGAACAGATTGAGATGGAAGAATCGTCCATGTCAAACGAGGACAAGTTCCTCGGGGTTCGGACTACGATAGGCAAGAAGGTCGATCAAGAAGAGTCCGATACCAGTTTTGACATTGAGGTTGTTGATGATCGGGAGCCAGAAGATCAGCGCCCAATCGCAAAAGCAAAACCTGCCAAGGATGAGTCTGACGACGATGATGAGCTGAAGGGCTACGGCGATAAAGTCAAAAAGCGCATCAACAAACTCCGTTATGAACAGCACCAAGAGCGGCGACTCCGAGAAGATGCGGAGCGTATGCGGGAAGAAGCGATCAAGGTTGCCCAGCAGTATGCAGACCAGAATCGCGAACTCCAACGTGTACTTCATCAGGGCGAAGGGGCTCTCCTTGGAGAGTCAGAGCGACGCGCCCAAATGGCGATGGCGAGCGCAGAAGCATCGCTTCGCCAAGCTGTAGAGGAGGGCAATACTGAGAAGCAGATTGAGGCTCAGAAGGCGCTAAATAGCGCGCAGTATGAGCTGGGTCAGATTTCTCAGAGAACCCACCACTACAAGGCGTCTAGGCCCTTATCGAGAGAGGACGAGTTTGCCCGGCATGTGACAGACCGGCAGGCCAAACAGCCAGAGCAAACACAGCCTCAACTGCGCAAGCCAAGCGAAAAAGCGCTGGCATGGGCAGACCAGAACAAGTGGTTCCAGTCTGAGGACCACATGGAAATGACCGCGTTCGCCTACGGCGTTCACGAAAAGATGATCCGTCACGAGGGGTTTGACCCCGAGACAGACGACTACTATGACGAGCTTGACCGGCGTGTGCAGGGCAAGTTCCCAGAATACTTCGGAGAAGAGAGTAGTGGCTCGACCGACTCAGAGAGTCCGGTCTCCTCGACTTCCCGAAGCCCCTCCGTGGTGGTGGCACCTTCCGCAAGGAACAATGGCGCCAAACCACGCAAAGTGAGGTTGAGCCGCACCCAAGTCGCACTCGCTAAGCGTCTTGGTATTACACCCGAACAATATGCCAACCAGTTACTCAAGGAGAGCTAATCATGGCAGAAGAGCGCACAACGCGGGCGGCAGAAGCCCGAGAGGTAGAAGAACGTCCATCCGATTCATGGTTGCCTGCATCCGTGCTTCCGACACCAGAGCCGCAAGACGGCTGGGTGTTCCGGTGGGTACGAACAAGCACCTTGGGTCATGCAGACAACACCAATGTCTCTCAGAAGTTCAGGGAAGGCTGGGTTCCGGTTAAGTCGGAAGATCATCCAGAGCTGAATGTAATGTCAGACATTGACTCCCGCTTTGATGGCAACATCGAGATCGGCGGCTTGCTTCTTTGCAAGGCCCCAGCCGACAAGATGAGGGCCAGAGAGGAGCACTTCCAGAACATGGCATCTAATCAGATGGAGTCTGTGGACAACAACTTCCTCAAGCAAAACGATCCCCGAATGCCCGTTCTTAATCCGGAGCGGTCCACTCGGACAACCTTTGGTCGAAACTAACCTCGTAAGGGGTGGTTTCGGTTGCTAACTTTCAAGGAGAAAGGAAATGGCTTCTTCAGCTACTCCAATGGGTGCAGAACCCGTAGGTACGCTCAGTGCCTCCGGTTCCTTCACCGGGAAGGTTCGCCATATTAAAGTTGCTTCAGGCTACGGCACTGACATCTTTTATGGCGACTTCGTAAAACTGGTTGCCGCAGGCACCGTCGAGAAGGCCGCAGTCACTACTGCCGCTGTCGCCGGTACTGTTGGCGTGTTCTGTGGTTGTGCTTACACAGATCCCACCACCGGACAACCAACCTTCAGCCAATACTGGCCTGCTTCTACTGCGGCATCTGACGCTGTAGCCTATGTTTGCGACGACCCCAAGCTGGTCATGCAGATGCAAGGCGACGGCTCTATTGCCCAGACTGGCCTTGGCAACAACGTACAGGCAATCAGTACTGCCGGATCAACTTCGATTGGCCGCAGTAAGAATGCGCTCGACGCTTCTTCGATTGCCACCACTAACACGTTCCCACTCCGAATCGTTGACTTTGTTGACGGGCCTGACAGTGCGGTAGGTGACTCGTTCACCGATTGCATCGTCACTTGGTTGCCCGGAAGCCATGCCTACGATACGGCGCTTGGCGTTTAAGGAGGCATAAACAATGGCTATTTCACGCGCACAAATGTTGAAAGAGCTTCTGCCCGGACTGAACGCTTTGTTCGGTCTGGAGTATGAGCGCTACGATGACGAGCACACGATGATTTACGAAACTGAATCATCTGAGCGTTCGTTTGAAGAAGAAGTGAAGTTGTCTGGCTTCGGTGCGGCACCAGTCAAAGCTGAAGGCGCGGCCATCAGCTACGACTCAGCACAGGAGTCTTTCACTGCTCGCTATAACCACGAGACCATCGCTCTCGGCTTCTCCATCACTGAAGAAGCTATGGAAGATAACCTGTATGACTCTCTGTCTGCTCGTTACACCAAGGCGCTGGCCCGTGCTATGGCTCACACCAAGCAGGTTAAAGCGGCTAACCCGCTTAACGACGGCTTCACGTCTTACAACTCTGGTGACGGCGTAACGCTGTTCAGCACATCTCACCCGCTGGTAAACGGTGGCACCAATGCTAACCGTCCTACCGTTGCGGCTGACTTGAATGAGACCTCTCTGGAAGATGCAGTGATTAACATCGCCGCATTCACCGATGAGCGTGGTCTGCTGATCGCGGCACGTCCTCGTCGTCTGATCGTTCCACCCGCGCTTCAGTTTGTAGCAACTCGCTTGCTTGAGACTGAGGGTCGAGTTGGCACGGCTGACAACGACATCAACGCCCTTCGCAACAACGGCTCGATTCCGGAAGGCTACTCAGTCAACCACTTCCTGACTGATACCAACGCCTTCTTCATCATCACCGATGTACCGAACGGCATGAAGCACTTCCAGCGTACCGCGCTGGAGACTTCAATGGACGGCGACTTTGATACCGGCAATGTCCGATACAAGGCTCGCGAGCGATACAGCTTCGGCGTATCCGATCCTCTGGGCATCTACGGTTCGCCCGGCACGTCCTAATAGTACGGGGGCTTCGGCCCCCTTTTTTTCCTGACTGATTGTTCCACGGGGAACATCAGACCGACCCAAGACAGGAGCACATCATGGGTACTACTACTTTTTCCGGTCCTATTAAGTCCGGAACCATCAAAGACACCACTGGTAGCACAGTCGGCACTAACGTAAAGAATGTTGGCTTCGTAAAAAGCGCGCAAACTGCGAGCTGGACGCAAAGCACTACTGCCGCCGATACCGGCATTGTCATTCCGGCTAACAGCCAAATCACCGAAATCACCATCTACATCACCACTGCCACCACAGCCGCCAACATTTCAATGGGCACATCGTCTGACTCTGACGAACTGTTCACGGCGCTGGCCGCAGGCACTGCCGCAAACGTCATTATTCATGGCTCTGACGGAACGATTGCTGATGCAGATACATGGGTGGATATCGGTTCATCTGACCTGCCCATCTTCATCGACTTTTCAGCAGGCACCGCTGGTGCGGGATACGTCACTGTTGAGTATGTTCAGGGCAACAACAACGCCTGATTGCGACTAAGGTAATGGGGGCGCAAGCCCCTCTCTTTGGAGGACAAAATGGCTGATACAGTTACTAGCCAGACTATTGAAGACGGTCCCCGTACCGCAATCTTTGCGTTTACCAACGTCAGCGACGGTACCGGCGAGTCTGCCGTGACCAAGATCGACGTGTCTACCCTTTCAAAGAACCCCGCTAACGATGCCGCCTGCACCAGCGTGCAGATTGAGTGCATCTGGTATTCGACGATTGGCATGGGCGTGGAGATTCTGTTTGACGCGACGACAGATGTTTTGGCGTGGGAGCTTCCTGCTGACTACTCAGACTCATTGGATTTTTCTGAGTTCATTGGCATTCCAAACAATGCCGGCGCAGGCAAGACTGGCGATATTAACTTTACCACGGTTGGGCACAGCACTGGCGACTCTTACAGCATCGTGATGAAGGTTAAGAAGAGCTACGACTGATGCGGCTCTATTACAAGAAGGGCGGTAAAACAAAGTCGAGGGTGAATGAAGCTGGAAACTACACTAAACCCACTATGCGCAAGAGCCTGTTCAACAGGATCAAAGCGGGTGGAAAAGGCGGCAAGCCCGGACAGTGGAGCGCCAGAAAGGCACAGATGCTGGCACAACAATACAAGGCTAAAGGCGGCGGGTACCGAGACTAATGGCGCTCAAAAAATCGCAGAAGTCTTTAAAGAAGTGGACAAAGCAGAAGTGGCGCACCAAGTCTGGAAAGCCTAGCACACAGGGTGCGAAGGCTACCGGCGAGCGTTATCTGCCTGAGAAGGCGATCAAGTCCTTGTCTGCGAAAGAGTATGCCGCCACATCCCGCAAGAAGCGGGCTGACACCAAGAAGGGCAAACAGCACTCCAGCCAGCCCAAGAAGGTGGCCAAAAAGACAGCGAGGCACCGTAAATGAGGGTGTACTACAAGAAGGGTGGTCGAGTAGATAAGAAGGCTATGTCTTGCAACAAGCCGCGCCGTACACCCAATCACCCCAAGAAGTCACATATTGTAAAGGCGTGCGAGGGCGGCAAGGAAAAAATCATCCGCTTTGGGGAGCAGGGTGCCAAGACGGCTGGCAAGCCAAAATCCGGAGAGTCAGCAAGAATGAAGGCCAAGCGCAAGTCATTCAAGGCTCGCCACCGTCGTAACATCAAAAAAGGGAAGATGTCTGCCGCGTACTGGGCCGACAAGACTAAGTGGTGAGGCATGGCTATTAGCAGGGCTCAGACTGCAAAGCAGGTAAAAAACGCACCATCTTCCAGAAAAAACAAGATCAAGAAAGTGATGGGAGAGTTCAAGAAAGGGACTCTTAAATCAGGCGGTTCTGGCAAGAAGGTCACGAACCCCAAGCAAGCAGTGGCGATTGCGCTTTCTGAGGCTGGTGTCAAGAAAAAATCCAACGGAGGCAGAATCCCAAAGCCGAAGTGCAGAAACGGCATTGCGATTCGCGGCAGGACTAGAGGGCGGACTGTATAAATGGCGACGAGCGGAACAACAGGCTTTACCCTTGACTTGTCTGACATACTAGAAGAGGCATACGAGCGTGCAGGTCTGGAGCTTAGGAGCGGGTACGATTACAAAACTGCTCGCCGCAGTCTTGATCTGCTCATGCTTGAGTGGCAAAACAGGGGCCTTAATCTCTGGACAGTTCGGGACACCTCGGTGGCTCTTGTTGCGGGGACAGGATCTTACGACCTTAGTGCTGACAAGTTAGATATTATCGAGGGCTTGCTTCGCACGGACGCAGGCGACACCTCCAAGCAGGCAGACCTGACGATGCAACGGATTTCGGTGAGCCAGTATGCTCACCAGACCAATAAGCTGACTCAGGGGCGCCCATTGCAGTATTACGTTGAGCGCAAGCCAACAGGAATCACCGTCCACTTCTGGCCTGTGCCAGACGCCACGACGAGCTATACGTTCGCCTACTACTACATGGAGCGTATAGAAGATACTGGCAGTCCCGCATCAAACAACATGGATGTGCCGGCAAGGTTCTTGCCGTGCTTGGTGTCGGGGCTAGCCTACCAAATAGCGAGCAAGAGGCCGGAAGTTATGCAGATGGCCCCAATGCTCAAGCAGGTCTATGAGGAGCAGTGGTCGCTTGCGGCTGACGCGGCGAGGGAGAAAGCCGCCTTGTACATGTCTCCGGGTGGATACAACGACTTATGAGTAGCTACGCAAAAGGCAAGCATGCTTACGGGTTTTGCGACCGGACTGGTTTCCGGTACCCGCTTCGCGACTTGGTGCGTCAGATTGAAGATGGTCGATGGAACGGCCTACTCGTGGGACGCGATGTTGTTGACAAAGACCAGCCCCAACTCAAGCTGGGAGATGTCAATGCGAATGATCCGCAAGCGCTTAGAAATCCAAGACCCGACGCTAGTCTGGATGAAAGTCGGGCTTTATATGCGTGGAACCCTGTGGGTGGCGGCAATACTGCTTTGGGTAGCCGCACTGTTGGTCTCGACATGTCAGGGCATGTCGGTCGCGTAACGGTGGAGATATCCTAATGGCGTTTACCTTCACCACTCTCAAGCAGGCAATCCAAGACTATGTTGAATCGAATGAGACCAGCTTCGTCAACAACTTGCCAGTCATTATTACGCAGGCAGAAGATAGAATCCTGAAGCGGTGCCAGCTCCCTGATTTTCGCAAGAATGTTACTGCTAACATGACAGCGAGTAACAACTACTTGGCGATGCCGACAGACTTCCTGTCACCATACTCGTTGGCTATAGACAACTCAGGGTATGAGTACCTGCTATTTAAAGACGTGAACTTCATGCGTGAGGCATACCCAGATTCAACAGTGACTGGCGTGCCCAAGGCGTATGCCATTTTTAGTGACGACTACTTTCTGATTGGCCCAACGCCAAGCAGTAGTTTTGCCGTCGAGCTTCATTACTTCCACAAACCAGAGTCAATCACAACCACTACATCTGGGACGAGCTGGCTAGGCACCAACGCAGAGACGACACTGCTTTATGGGTGCTTGGTCGAGGCGTATACCTACCTCAAGGGCGACGCGGATCTAATGGGGTTGTATGTTCAAAGGTATGAGGATGCAATCCAGCGCCTAGAAGAGCTGGGCGAGGGGTACAGCACCACTGACAGTTATCGTAGCGGTGCAGTCAGGAAGATGAGAACTTAATGCTGGAAATGGAAATCGGCACTGTTGGCGTAGAAACCACCAGTCACAGGGGGTTTACCCCAGAGGAAGTGGCAGAGCGATGCTTGGACCGGATTGTTTCCGTTTCCGATACTGCTCATCCCACAGTAAAACAGCAGGCTCTGGCATACCGAGGCCAGATTCGCTCAGTCCTGTTGCACTACATGAAGGAAGCGATCAAGTCTGATCGCACAACCATTTACAACGCCCTGATCGAAGCGGGGCAAAAAGACTTAGCCGAAGCTATCAGGAGGCTTTAAATGGCGTTTAGCGGAAACTTTATGTGCACGTCTTTCAAGCAAGAATTGCTTGAAGCGGTCCACAACTTCAAAAACTCAGGTGGAAGCACCTTTAAGCTGGCGTTGTATACCAACAGCGCTTCTTTTGATGCCTCCACTACAGCTTACACAGCCACCAACGAGATCAGCGGAACTGGGTATAGCGCAGGCGGCGGCACGCTAACTCGTGTTGATCCGACCACATCAAGCACGACAGCCTTCACTGATTTTGCTGATCTGACGTTCAGCAGTGCGACCATTACTGCTCGCGGAGCCTTGATTTATAACGACACGGCGGCTGGCGACCCCAGCGTTGTGGTATTGGATTTTGGCGCAGACAAGACCTCCACTGCCGGAGACTTCACCATTGTATTCCCTACGGCAGATGCGAGTAACGCGATTATCCGGATAGCCTAATGGCTGGAGTGATCGTTCCACTTACTGGCTGGGGCCGGGATGACTGGGGCGATCTCGCGTGGGGTGAAGGGAGTGTCACCAATGCGGGGGCCGCTGGTCAGGTAGGGTCAGTCTCCGTAACGACAGAAGCAAATGTCTCGGTCACGGGTCTTGAAGCGACGGGATCGGTTGGCTCGGCTACAGTCGAGGCCGATGCAAATGTTTCAGTCACGGGACTGGAGGCAACGGGCTCTGTAGGCTCTGTAACCGTAACCGCTGGAGCGGATGTCTCGGTCACGGGACTAGAGGCTACCTCGGCGGTAGGGTCGGTCACAGTCACGGGCGATGCAGGTGTCTCGGCCACGGGGCTAGAGGCCACAGGCGCTGTTGGCTCTGCAACGGTGAGCGCAGACGCAAGTGTATCTGTTACAGGCTTGGAGGCCACAGGTGCAGTTGGTTCGGTCACGGCTGAAGCAGGCGCAGATGTTAGTGTCACCGGGCTAGAGGCGACAGGCGCTGTAGGCTCTGTCACCACCACTGCGGGCGCAACGGCGTCTCCTGATGGCGTAGAGGGCACCGGCAGTCTTGGCTCGGTCACAGTTGATGCTGAAGCGAATGTATCTGTAACCGGGGTCGCAGGCACAGGCGCAGTTGGCACAGTTGAGATCCAGCTTGGGATCAGCGTTTTCCCAACAGGGCTCTCGGCAACCGGATCGGTTGGTAGCGTCACCACCACTGCGAACGCGGACGTATCTGTAACTGGCGTCAGCGCTACCGGAGGGGTAGGCAACGCGGCGGTTATTCAGTCAATAGATGTTCTCCCGACCGGAGTTGAAGGTACGGGAGAAGTAGGCTCCGCCACGACGACTGCGGATGCCAATACGAGTGTTACGGGTCTAGCGGCTACGGGCGCTGTTGGCAGTGCTTCAGTTGTTGCGGGTGCTGATGTTGCGGTAACTGGCGTCAGCGGTACGGGTGAAGTAGGTGTGGTTCTGGTGTGGGGCGAGATAGTTCCCGACCAAAACCCGAATTACTCCAACCTGAACCCATCGCAAACGCCCGGATGGGTAGAGATAGAGCCATCGCAAACGCCAAATTATTTAGATATTGCGGCATAAAGAGGATTAACGAATGCCTAGCACATACACCACAAACCTTGGTATTGAGAAGATCGCCACCGGAGAACAGTCCGGTACATGGGGAACCACCACCAATACCAACTTTGATCTGATTGATACTGCGGTAAACGGCATTGTTTCAATCACTCTCGCTAGCGCGGGAACCTCCGGCTCACCCAACGACCTACCGATCACTGACGGCACTGCGTCTAATGGCCGCAACAAGTTCATTGAGTTTGTTGATGGCGGTGATCTGGGTGCGACAGCGTATGTTCAGCTTACCCCTAATGATGCCGAGAAGATTGTTCACATCCGCAACAGCTTGTCTGGTAGCCGGTCAATTATTGTATTCCAAGGCACCTACAGCGCATCCAATGACTTTGAGATCCCTAACGGCGCAGATGTCACCCTGAAGTTTAACGGGGCCGGAACGGGCGCGACCGTCACCGATGTTAATGTTGACCTGACAGTGACAGGTCTTACAGCAACCTCAACAGCCAGCTTCTCCGGTGCAACTATTGATGATCTCGGCACGGTTACTACCGCCGACATTAACGGCGGCACTATTGATGGCACCGTTATTGGCGGATCATCTGCCGCCGCAGGCACCTTCACCACTGCCAACGCTACTACTGTTGACACTACAAACCTTGAGGTTACAAACCTGAAGGCAAAAGATGGTACGTCTGCTGGGTCTATTGCTGACTCTACTGGAGTTGTAACGCTAGCTAGCTCTGTT